CTTTGCAGAGAAACCCGCGCCGCCGCTTGCCGAAACTGTTACGGCACCCGTAGCCCCACTAATTGTTATGCCAGTACCGGCAACAATGCTTGTTACACCTGCATTGGTTAGAGTTACAGAACTTCCTAAAGCAACTGCGCCGCCGCCCGACATTCCCGTACCAGCAGTAACTGTTACTGAAGAGTTAGTTAAAGCAGAATTTGCAACACCAGACAACGTGCCGCCTAAAGTTAGGTTTCCTGATGAAGTGACCGTTCCTGTTAGAGTTAAGCCATTAACCGTTCCAGTACCGCCAACACTAGTCACTGTACCGCCAGTACCTGTAGCGTTAATTGTTTGATTAGGCCAAGTGCCGGAAATAGTTACGCCTGAACCTGCGACTAAAGCAGGGGTAGCAGTGGCTGTACCACCGTTTGCTACGGGCAGTATTCCTGATACTTGAGACGTCAGGCTAACTCCTGTTAACGCACCACCAAGGGTTAGATTACCTGTGCTTGTAACGGTGCCCGACAATGAAATGCCGTTGACTGTACCTGTACCGCCCACGCTTGTAACGCCGTCAGCAACACTAGAAGATACTTTGACGTAGTCTGTGCCGTTGTAGTAGACAAAACATTTCTCGCCTACAGCAACAGTTACACCTGTTTGACCAGAAGCTTTGAACGTTACCGCACTAGTAGCGCCTGCGTGATCCACCATGTACAGCTTACTGTAGCTGGGGCCTGTAATAACTTTGGTAACAGACTGCGTACCGGTGATGCGAATCACCATGTACTGGGCTGTTGTCGCCCCAATGTTTGATGCGGACGCATCGCCGGTAGTGTTGGCTAATGTGATCGCGCCGTCACCTGCAAAAGACAGCGTGCCCGCGATGGCAATGTTTGTGTACTGCGTAATACCGTTGTTGACGGTATCGCCCCATGTGCCGGAAAGCTCACCTTGTACTGGTAGAGCTAAGCCTAGTTGTCCCGTTGCGCCTGTAGGCATATAAAACTCCCGTTTATACGTAGCACTTGGCTACATTGTATCAATTAATTGCCAGTTTGCATTCTCGCTGGTGTCAATTAGACTCCAGTAAAACACAGCAAAACTGCCAACATTACCCATTGCTTGATTGCCTGTAATAGCAATCAACCTTTCGCCAATTGACATCGTGCCAACTGCGCCTGCCGCAGACACGCCTGTGAGGGCTAATGTCTTAACGGGAACTTCGTCTCCAATAAGCCCCGAAGCGCTGACACCTGTCAACGCAATCGAAATATCTAAGCCAACACTGCCAACAGAGCCAACAGCCTCAACGCCAGTAGCCTGTAGTTCGAAGGTAACTGTGTCAACCGCGCCCGACGCAACGACCCCAGTCAAAGCAACCACACGCTCAACAGCAACACTGCCTACAGAACCCGAAGCTACTACACCATCTTCACTCTCAACAATGCTTGGCGTTACGGCTCCCAGTTGACCGCTACCAGCTACGCCAGTAATTGCAAAACTTCTTTCTCCGTTGGCAACATTGCCAACACTGCCGTCTGCCTGAACACCTGTAAGAGCAGGGCTTATGTTTACACCAACAGAGCCAACAGAACCAGCCGCCCCAACACCTTCAAGCCCAGACTCGCGCCCGGGAATTGACAATTCTCCGGGTAACCCTGTGGCCGATACCCCAGTAAGCGCGACTGTACGCTCCCCCATTGCCACCGAGCCAACCGCGCCATCAGCTTGAACACCTGTTGTGTCTGCATTCTGAATAACCTCGCCAGTCATAGTGCCCACAGCACCTGCTGCTGTAACACCCGTAATGGCTACAGAGAGAGAACTGCTTACAGTGCCTACATCCCCTGTGGCTACAACTCCGTTTTCCGTAATATCGTTTACTTCTGTAACGTCCCCTACTGCACCAGAAGCCAAGACACCAGTAAGCGCTTGCTCTTTAGCAGCAGCAACTGTACCGACTGCACCAGAAGCACCAACACCAGATAACGCAACAGTAACGCTAACACCCGCAGAGCCAACAGCGCCAGACGCAGCAACGCCAGAGAGTTCAGATTGCTGACCTCCCCAACTATTACTGCCCCACGTCCCTGCGCCCCATGCGGTTGTCATGTCCTGCCCTCCTGTTTAGGAGGATCAGGTTGTTGCCAAACGGATCAGCGCAGTGGTTGTTGTGTTAGAAGGCATCGTCAAGGTGAACGTACCAGCAGTCACAGTCTGTGAACCAAAGGTGTGCACGCTTACTGCTTTATCGCTTTGCGTTGAGTTATAAATCAACACGGCATCAAATGCTGTAGTCAATGTTACGTTGGTGTACGTAATACTGGCTGAAGGTGTAACAAACGCAACACCCGCTGTTGCGGAGCTATTAGTTGCTGTTGGGGGTGTGCCAAATGTAACTGCCACGCCGCCAGCCGTGTAGTTTGTACCTGTAACTTCGTTAGTAGATGAGTATGCGGTTGTAGACGCATTCACTGTAGCCGAAGTTAAATACAACGCTCCTTTAAAACTGTCTGTTGCGCCGGTTGCGCGAACTGGGGCAGTGCCAAAGTTATGGGTTGCGGTCATCAACTCGCCCATGAAGCTTGTTGTCATTGCTTGGGTATTTGCCATGATTGGCTCCTTAGTTAAAAGATGCGGCTTCTACCGCAGAACTTACATTTTTCTTAAGAGCCACATGCACCGAACGATGCACAAGCTCCCCGTCTAACCAGTACTCCACCCATGTGGTTGACTCGTTGTCATTATCCAATGAACCTTCACGCTTTTCAAGCAATGAATCGTCCATGTCGCCTTTGGTTGTCGTAACAATCAATTTGAACTCCTAATTAATGAAGTGGTTGGGCCATTGACTGGCATTGTGATGGTGAACGTAGTTGTAGAAGTTTTGTCTGAACCAAAGTCCAATACCGCTACTGATTTGTTACCTTGGGTAACGTTATAGATCAACGCACATCTTGCGGTGATTGCGCCTGTCCACGAGATGTTTGGGAAGCCCACATAGGCTGTGTATCCAGAAGACGACACCGTAATGGGTGTTAGTTGTGCCCCACCAGCAACGTAAGTACCTGTGTTAGCTATTTCGTTTGTCGTACTGTACACAGTCGTGTTTTCATTTAAATCGGCAGAAGCTGTATACAAAGCAATCTTAATAACGTCAGTAGTCAGGTCATGGATACCTTGATACAACTGCGCCTTGAAGCTCGTAGTCTGAGTTTGGACAATAGCCATCAGGTCACCGCCTGTCTATACTGACCAGAACGATAAGCGTCCTGACGCTCCATACCGTCGCCCAGACGTTTAGCCAACGCAAGTGCTTCTTGGTACTTGCCGTTGTAAAGCGCCATCATGTCTTGCTCACCTTTCATGTAGGTGTAAGCCTCAACCAAAGAGCCGTACAACAGCACGGAATCAAAGTTATCACCCAGCCATGTTGTACTAGCAGTCACAATAGACTGAGGGTAATAGTAATAATGCAGTTCAACTGTGTAGTTGGCATCTGGCTTAGGGCCCACAATAAACGTCAACTCAGTTGTAATTGTGCTACCACTAACAGTAGGGCCAAACAAAGCATAGTACTTTGGCAAACCTATATCACTGGCACTGGGGTAGGCTTGGCGAATAAAGTTAACGTCTTTGTTCAACAAATACTCGTAGTTGCCAGTAGCGTCAATTACCGCCAACGAATACGAAGCCAGATAGTCATCGGGTGCACTGAGGTATGGTGTTGTTGTGGACACCACACCCGTCACATTCTTGCGAATTGATGGGAACTGAACGGTGTTGTAAATACGCTGCTCGGCCTGCTGAACGAACACAGGAATATTAGCCACGAAATCTGCTTCCGTGTTCTCCGTGTACGCCTGAATAGCAGCGCTGAGTGCGGCGTAATTCATGCCATTGGGCCTCGTGCCATCAAGCCTTTAGTCGCTGCACCTGTGCCGCGAACTTTAATGCCTGAAGTCTTAGTTTCATTCTGGCCGTTGTTGTAGTTACCAACACTCATTTTCATGGTGCTAAGGCTACTGATGCTGGAATCTTTGCCGGGATTAGTCGACATCACCAAAGGCTTGCCATTCATTTTGTGCGGTGCAGCATAAGTAGCGGCGTCGCCAACTTCTTTACCCATAACTTTTTTGCTAAATTTGGCCATGTTATTTCCCCTGATTTGCAGCGCGAGACAAGTTACGTCCTAAACGCATGCGGTCGTCGGTTGTAGGGCCACCAGCTTTAAGCTTTGTAGGCTTTTTGCCGGGGTGCATATTCTTCTCGTGCTTGCCGACAGCAGACTTAATCATCTTCTTGTCTTGGGCTAAATCTTTCTTGTCCATACTAGACTCCTTTAAGTAACTGTTACCGTAACTGTACCAACAAATGCCGTTGCCACCAAGTAGTTTGGTGTTAACTCTGTATCAAAATTACTGGCCCCGCCTACCGGTGCCCAGCCCCACTGAATATCCCGAGAACCGCCAGTTGGGTTGCCATTAGTATTTATGCCCGCTGCAATGTAGGTTGAATCATTACGAGGATTACGCACAGCCTGCGGATCATCCACTGGGTACATACCCAACTGCAACTGCGGCTGATCGGGATCCCAACACTCAGGGCAAACCAATAAGTCGTAATTCTTTGTCTTAATGATCTCTTTACGAAGCAATTTTAATTTGTATTGCTGGCCACAGCGATCGCACATGGCGATACTGTTCTTTCCAGAAGCAAACCTATTACCCATTAAGTGCCACCGCCAATAAACTGTTGTCTAGGTACAAAGCGAATAGCCGCCTTCTCGCGGTCTTCGGTTGCAGCCAATTCCCAAGCATCGTCATACTGCTGTTTTAGTACCGGCAAACGCTCAGCGCCGCCCGCAATCTTCAACGCCAAATAGTACGCAAGGCCAGCGGCCAAGCAAGGGATAAATCTAAACGGCACGTCCATCACGTTCACACCACCACCCGCGTCTTGCGTGCGGCGTAAGCGCCAGTAAACAAACGTGTACTGCTGTGACCCATCAGGGGTTGGCCAAACTGTAATAGCTGGAACCTGCGCCCAGTACACAGCAGCGGCAGCGGTATGTCCCACAGCGATCGTATCTTGCTGACCACGGGAGCAGTTAAACAGCGTACCAGACTTGGCGTTTGTGTTCTGCGTGATGTAGCCGTAGTTGATGATCTCGTCATCAATCTTAATGAAACCAGTTGCTGGTAAGCCTGTTACGTCGTTCAACACAACTGATGTGCTGGTAGCTGTAATCGTCGTTGTAAGCGTTGCAGCAATAGGAGAGTTCTGGCCGTTGTACCGTTGAATCCAGACTTGAATTGGTCTGGCTTGCTGAATCTTGTTAGGG